TTTGCCATTTTTCTTTTTACCTTTCTTGGATTTACGAAGGATCATAAGATCTTCTCTGGTAATTTTATCTCTAGGTTCTGCAACCCTGGCGATCTTCATTTGTTTTTTTGAATAAGGCATGATTAAGTTTTACGATAACCTCCACCACGTTTTTTATAAGTTCTAACCAACCAAGCATTGGCATAAGCAGAAGGATAGACTTTAAACTTCCGCTTTGCTTCTGACTTTACCCTTGCATAAAGCTTAGGATTAGTAGGTGTGTTAGCCATAATTAACGACCAGTGAATACGTCACTACCACCCAAGCGTCTTTGTACATCTTCGGTGTAGCTAACATCTTTACCATAGCGTGGATCTGACATAGCAGTAACTACTTCTGCTGTTGATCTGAATGGTGTAGGTCCACTTGATGAAGCACGACCTGATACTAAACTTGGTTCAACACCCATAGCATTATTGTATTGAGAATAAAGACCTTGTACTGCAAACTTAATTGCAGGTGCATCTCCTGTTTCAGTTAACTTATTAAAAGCTTCAACATCATTTGCAGGCAGGTTTTCCAATGCCCATGACACCATCTTACTGTAGTTGTCATCACCACCGATTGAATCTTTAATACCTTGTATCTGTGCAGTAGCTATATCTTCACCAGTTGCACCACCACCTCTCAATCCATCAAGGTAGGTATCAATAACCTGCTTAGAGAAACCTGCTTCTCCTAGCTTTGCATAATCATCATCATTTATTTCACCTGTATCAGCAAACCTGTTGGAGATCTCCTGTGGATCAATACCAACTTCTTCTAATACGGAAGCAAGGCCATCACCATAAAACTCTTCTGCATTAAATTCTGAATCAGTAGTTTCTGTTTCTTCTTCTGCTTGTGGTTGGTCTTCTTCTGTAACAGTACCTAACTTACCTTCTAATTCTTTATAACTGGCAGCAAGATCTTCTACTGATTTGAACTTACCTAAGATAAGACCATTCTCATCAGTTTCATTTTTTGCTAGTGTTTCTAAATCTTGTTGAGACATTGGTGGTGTCTCAGAGACATTTACCTGGGATGAAGTCATAAAAATTTGTTAACTATAAGTAAGTGTACGTCCATTTTTGGTTTGCACCACCTTTGGCTCGGTTGGGTTAGGTTGATCATTAACACCTAACTTACTGACAACAGCTTTTGCTGTATCAGGTTTTGAAGTTTTTGTACTAGACTTCTTGGTTGGCATCAGCTTCCTCCGCTAGTTGTTGTGCTTGTGCGTTGTTTTTAGGATCAAGTAATGGTGATCCAAGAGCAGCAGGTCCAAGACTTTGAATAAGCTGCTGCTGTTGCATAGCTTCCATCTCAGCCTGTATCTCTTCCTGTGTCTTCACTAGGTTAGCAGTATCTATTCCTATAGAAGTTGCCAACCGTTTTATAGCTTCGTCCACGTTTACAAACTGCCTCATAATATCAGGACCTAAAGCTTGACTTACTGTTCCAATAAACTCAATAAGCTTATTCCTGTCATTACCACGACCAAGACCCTGTACCCCAGTAACAATCTTAGGTTTCACTAATTTCTCTGGAAGCTTCGGTGCCTTACCTGATCGGACGAGCATGTGCATCCTACGTTTTAGATATGGTAGTTGAAACTCCTGTGTAAGGATGCTGTAGATACCACCAAGGCTGTTCTCTAATTCATTAGCCATCATGGTAACTTCTGCTGCTGTTACTCTTTCTGCATCTCTCTGTACAGAACGTGCCATGAGAAAAGCATATTCAAGTCTTGATTCAATCCTTTGTATGGCAGAGAAAGAGACATTGAAGTCTGCTCCCTTCCCTACTTGCATGACACTTATATCAGCAGCACTTCCTTCTCGTATTGCACCATTGGGAGCTTTGGCTAGTGTCGCTGCTCTGGTTACACCATTAGGATTTACAAGGAATATAGTCTTAGCTGATGCTGCTGCACCTTCTATAATGGCTTGCATCAAAGCTTCTAAACTAATTAAGTCTCCTCTATATTCTTCTACATATCCTCTACCGTAATCTTCTCCATCAATACGAACAAACCTGAGTGTTATCCAAGGTGAGACATCTACTTTTGATCTGCCATCAGTACCTGGTATCTTTTCTCCCTTACATTCCTGATACCACATAAAATCATCATTAACTCTTCTGACGTATGTGTATATATCAAGGTCACTATCCATTGACTTTTCATCATAGTTCTCTTTCTTTTTAATCTGTTCCAAGAACTCTGGTGAAAGGGCATTAGGACTTACTGATTCCTGTGTAATAATTTCCAATACATTACCAACAGCATCTCTTTTACATACAAACTTTGATAGTGGATATACCTTCAGTCCTTCATCTGTGAGATAGAGAAGAACATTCCCACCAACAATGAGATGCTTGAGTGCTTCAAACATTGCCACCCTGTCGTTAGAGATCTCTATCTCATTCATCAAAGCTGTTTCTATTGTTCGTAATCCTTTATCTATCTCTGTCTCTAATCCTTCCTGTCCTTGTTTTAAGAGTTCAAGACTATCAATACTTAGTTTGAAGAAGGCAGTTGATGGTGGTAGTAATGCAAATAAAAGTTTAGATGCAAGGCTGTTCACACCTCTAGCACCTACAGCTTGAAAGGGTGTTTTTATCTTTGCTCTTGTACCAGTTGTACTCTCAGGTATAAGACTAGGGATTGTAAGTTTTGATGATTCCTTTGCTTCTCTATCAAAGGTAGATCTTGCACTTTGTAGTTGTGCATATCTACCCGCAGCAGTTTGTCCTTGTGTTGAATACTCCATAGTTATTTACCTAAAGAAGGAAGATTTAAAGAATCACCAGGATTAGGGGAAGCTTCTTTTTTTCTTCTTCTAATTTTTAATTCTTCTGTTGCTTTTGCTGTGTTTTTTGGTTTTTCAATTCCTTTTTGCATACCAGTTACAACAGGTGGAGAGTCTTTAAACTCTGGTTTTGGTGGAGCAGAGCGTCTTGCACTTCCGAAAAAACACATAATTAATACCTGAGATCAGATGAACCTTGATTTGGATTTAAAGGTATTCGTAATTGTGATGTACCTAAACGTCTAGCTCTTGATGTTCTTTGACCAGTTCTTTTTCTACCTGTATCACTTGTAGTCTGCTGACCTGACACTGTTGGCCTTGAAGGTGCAGGTCTATTAGGTGCAGGTCTTGTTCTGTTATCACCAACTACAACTCTTTCAGCAGTCTTCTCAGGCTTTGGTGGTGTAGGTCTAGGCTCTGGTAATGGTGGTGGTGAAGGTCTGCTAAAAAAGCACATTGCTAATTCTCCAGTACTGATTCTGTAAGCATGGAATCTTTTTGTCTTGCCTGTTGTTCAATCAGGTAATCTACAACATACCGTTGCCCTGCTTTGTACCATATCTCTCTATCAGATAAAGACAAGTCAGGATGGCGGTTAGGAAAGATTTGATCTAAGGCAAAGATCAATTCATCTGTAATCACTGGAAGCTTTTCAGATGACATGATTAATAAGATTTATAATTATTGTAGTTCACTTTTGATAATAAAGTATAGCAGCTTTAAATTTATGTGATAAGGTGGATAGGCTTATACAAGCAACACGGATAAAACACTTGCCTTACAGTCGGTAGGCAGGTGTTTTTTTATGGAGTCCACAAAGATACTTCACCTGTCTGAAAATCAAAGTCTCCATCTCTCAATATCCTTGCCAGTTGTGCATTAAGAACAGCATCTGCAAAGTTATATTTCTTTTTCTCATATGCAGCCACTACCTTCTCCCACATCTGTTCAAGTGTTTTAGCTTCACCTAATATCTTTTCTGCTGTTACTGGTCCTACCTTGTCTATACCAAAGTAGTTATCAGTAGAGTCACCTGTAAGAGCCTGGATCATCCAGTGTCTATCAGCCTTGCGTTTGGTTATAAGTTCCATGTCATCACCTGCCAGTAGTGTGCAGGGTACAGATCTCATGTCCTTATCAACTGAGACAATAATAGGATCAGGATATTTCTTACTGGTGGCAAGTACAGCCATAACATCATCACCTTCTAAACCTGAGTAGCTTTCAGATTGATACCGTTCCTTTGTCTGTTCAATAATCTTTCCTAACCCTAATGGTTTTCTTTTATGTTTTCTATTGGCTTTGTATTCTGGGTAGATGGTATGTCTGAAGGTTGGATATTCTGTGTAACACATAACAACATCTTTATCACCTTCAGCGATATTTTGATAATGAGATATTCTGCCATCTACCATTTCATTTACATCCCTTTCATCAGCATGCAATGTATGTAAACTGTCATCCCATTTTATGTCTTGCTCACATGCACAGCATGAAGAATAGATCAGCCAATCAGCATCAATTAATAAAGTCATCAGTCTCCGAAGTAGGTGTCCATAGGAAGTACCAACCTTCCTGTTTTATCGTCATACAATAATTTGTCTATTGCTCCTGTCATTCCTGTATGTCTATTCTTCAATACACGCAGTTGTAGTTCTGCTCTTTCAGCTACATCCCCCTGCTGGTTTCTTTCACAGGCAACAACAAGATCTGATAGCTGTGCGATTGAATGAGAAGAACGCAGATGATTAAGACTTACCTTATTACCTTCTTCATGTCCTTTGCCTTCTGGTCTACGCAGATGAGAAACAATAATTAAACCTATACCAGTAGATTCAACCACCTGTCTGAGCTTGGTACAGACTACATCCAAGGCTCTTCTTTCATCTAAGTCAGAGATTCCTGACACAACTATTGTTAGATGATCAAGTATCACTACATCTACACCCTCTGCTGTAGCGAGATACTGTATCTGTTCAACTAATCTATCTGGATCAATAGAACCGAAGTGATCATATAAAAATAGTTTTCCTGTACCAAACAACTTATCAAACGACTGCTTCAAACTTTCGTGTTCAATATTATCTTCAAGATGCAATGGTTTATTTACCTCAACACCTAAAATACCTTGCATTGTTCTCTGCACTGATTCTTCCAAAGCTATATATCCAACTGTCAGATCATTCTTTATAAAATGATGAGCCAGTTCACGACAGATAGTTGACTTACCAGTACCACTACCAGCAGCTATACATACCATCTGCTGTTTATGAAACCCTCTAGTAAAAGTATCCAGTTGTGGAAATGGAAAAGGACATATGCTGTTAGTGCCTTTCTTTGTCAGTTCTTGCCAGAGGTTACTGGCGTTAAGTATGCCATCTGGTCTAACAGGTGTTGCTCTGAATAAGAGATCTCTAAGTTCTTCCCCCTCTCCATTGAGGAGCATTTCATTAGCATCCTTTCTTGGAAGTCTACATATAGCTGCCTTGCCAGGAGGTAAGATTTTAATTGCTTTTTCGGCAGCAACCATACCAGGCTCGTCACTATCGAAGCACAGAACTATGCGTACAAATTGAGATAACCATTTTAAATTTGCTGCTATATATTTATTAGCTGACTGTGAACCAGAAGGCAAACTAACTACAGGAAACTTGTTACCTTGAGCCTGTGAAACAGACATACAATCTATCTCACCTTCAGTGATAGTCACAAACATCTTACCTGTATTCTGTTGTCTCCATAGTTTCTGACCCCATAGCTGTAGGTTGCTTACATCACCTAACCATATAAATCTTTTATTTTGATAGCGTATATGTTGTGCAGCTGGTCTTCCTAAATTATCTTCATAGGTGGCTACCTGCACAGGTACTCCATTATGTTCTGTGATTCCATAATTAAATAGTTCACATGTCTCTTGAGTGATTCCACGTTTTGGTAATGCCTTTGGTGTAACAAATTTCAGTAATGGTTTCTTCACAGTCTTAATAAAACTTTTTCTAGGTCTTTCTTTTGGTGGGTGATATGTATAGCTACAGCCGAAACAGAAACCATGTCCGTCATCATAGATAGCCATATTATCTTTACTGCCACACTCAGGGCAGCTTGTCTTTCTTACATAATTGCTCTTGTTCTTCATACCAATCTCTGGGAATAGAGCCATGACTCCAAAGAAACCCATGCTTAGTAGCCCAAGCACCATAGGTAATACTTCTTTTGCCACGACTCAATTTTGTTTTACTATTCTGAAAACAGAATCGTATATCTAACTCGGGTCTTTGCGTCTTAATCGCAATATGTTTTCTGCGGTCCTCTTTTGAGAAGAAGCCCTTAGTTTCAATACAGATGCCGTTGTCAAGGATGAAATCAGGCTTATAAGTGCAACTGATTTGGTAGTCAATATCGAGTGTTTCATAAGAGAATTGAACTTTGTCTGCTTGTAATGTTGCTGCAATACCAGCTTCAAACTTACTTCTAAAATTCGTCCCCTGCTGCAACTGTTTCAAAGCCTTGGACTTTGGGAGTTTCTTCTTGGGTTGCTTCTTCTGTTTCAAAGCCATAGCCTTGTGCTGTTTTATTGTATTCGACATGGTTATGGATAATCACAGCTTCTGGTTGAATCTTAATACCAACACCAAAGCTAGGATTTTCCCAACCACTGCAACGCATATTGACTTGTCCAGTTGTACCAGGACCACACTTGTTTACCTTCTCCTTCTGATCCTCTGACATCGGAGAACCATCAGCATTAAATAAAACAGGTGGCCTTTGTTTCCATTGCGTACCATCTGCTCTGACTCCACCACCTTTCATCTTGGTCTTTACTCTGAAGTATGGCTTGCCATCTATCTCTTCAAAACCAAAAGGTAAAGGTGCAAGCTTGTACTTTTTGTTAGGGTTAGCAATTTTAAGTTGTGACTTCCATCTGTCTAACAAACCATTGAGTTGTTCTTCAATGTCCTGTGACTTTTCTGGATCTATAAGACATTCAACCTGCCATATACCAGAAGCATCAAATTTAGTATCGGGTTCAACTAACCAAGCAAATTGAAAAAGACATACGGGTGATGTGATGTTAAGAATTTCTGATTTAATCATT